ATCCTATTGAAGCCTTAAAGTGCAGATCTAAGTCTCTGTATAGATCACGCAAACCAGTTAAAAACGCATATTGTAAGAAGTTGTAATTACTAACAGAATGGAGGACGTTTATTGTATGTCGTCATCTTCAAACTTGTGTTTTTTGAGCTTGTCGAGTGGCCCAGTCGCATCCTCTTTTGGGGATGTGTTATCCGACTTCTCATCTGCTGCTGTGTACATATCATCCAATAGTTTCTGTGCTAGAAGTATGTCGATGTAGTGCTCTTCTAAGTCTTTGTTTGGTCTTCCTAGTGTTACAACTCTTTGCTTATCGATTGGAAGTGTATCATCAGATATTGCAGGAATCCAGTCTGCGAGATACAGCGCATGTACTTTGCTTTTTGAGTCATACTCTGATATTACTTTCATTGGATTCTGAACAAAGATTAAATTCTCAAGTGTGTAGTTTTCGTCACCACTGTCTTCTGCGGCACCATCTCGAACCACTCCAATTATCTCGTCGCCGGTTATTAACTTTACCACTCGTATGCTTGCGTTTGACATGTAACTCCTGTAAAGATAATTTTATTTAGATTAGAACAGATTTACCTTATGCAGCTTGTATTTGAACTTCTCTTCATTGTATATTTTCACACGCTCAAGAAAGTGCTTAACAGCAAAATTTTTGTATGACTTATCTGTTAAGTCATCGACAATATCATACAGCGTGGCTTTGTCTGAGTGATCGCCAATTCGTAGTGTTCTGCCGATTGATTGTAGTGTTTTGATTCGAGATTTTGTTGGAGATGCAAAAATGATGTTTTCTAAGTTTCGGACATTCACTCCGGTGCTAAAAACTCCCGATGATGCAACGATAATTGCGTTGCGTTGATTTTCTGTGATGTGTCTTATTTCTTCTCGTGTGTCTGCATCGGTTGAGCCGCACACAAAAAATACTTTTCTATTTGGATCTATTTTATGTGCTTTCTCTTTGATCATCTCATATAGAACTTTTCCGTGAGATTCAACATACTGAAACAAAACTAAGCAATTTGATTTTGTGTTCACCGCAAGATTTTTTATAAACGTGTTTCTCTTTTCATTTTCAACAAGAAATTTAATTTCATCATTGTATTTGAGCTTCTTGATTTGTTTGCACGATGTTGTATCATACTTCAACACAACACACTCAATTTTCAACTCAGCAAGCTGTTTCTTTTCCATGAGCTTTTTTGTTGTAGTCACGCTGAATGTTGTTCCAAAGAGTCCTTCGAGTACTAGCTTGTGCGTTTGTGTGCCGTCGAGTGTGCCTGTTGTGCCGAATCTGTACTTTGTATTTTCTAGCTTTGACATGATGCCAGTGAGAGATTTTGCTTTGAACAAATGCACCTCATCACCTATGACAACATCAAAATGTGCGAACCACTCTTTGGGCAATTTGTAGATAGACTGCCAAGTAGAAATAACAACTTTTTTATTTGTAATCTTCTCCTGCCCACTGTATATTGGGTGACATACTTTATCGACGTTGTATTCGGGCTGATTTTTAGCATACTCTTTGAAGTCGGAGAACATCTGTGACACTAGGGATATTGTTGGTACTATTATTAGTGTGTTTTTATTGTAGAGCCGTGTCAATGCGTATATTATCAACGATTTTCCAGATCCGGTTGGTGAAAGTAGTAATGATCTGTTTGTGCATACTGCATTATGAATTGCGTCAACCTGATAATCTCTCGCTTCGAACGGTAGTTCAAGACTGTCGAGAAATTGTTGCGTTTGTTCTCGTGAAAATGGAACAAGTGCTATCACATCGGGGGCAAGTTCTAATTCATATGAACGAGATTTACAGAATTCCTTTAAGTACGGCACAAGCCCAACATACAGTGTATAATTCATCAAGTTGAAGAGTCGCAGCTTGCCATCCCACATACGCATCTTGTATGCTGGCATGAATTGATACCCAGGCACCAAAAAACTGAAATACTCACACAACTCTCGTGCTACACCAGAGTCGCAGTCGATCTCTAAAAAGACTTCATTCTTTTTTCTTACGACCAGTTTTTCCATGCGTTATTACACATAATCCATTTTGGATATTTATGTGTAAAAAATAACGCTTATTTTACCAAGAAAATGGCATGTACTAATATGGCAACTCGATAGAGAACAAGTAAAATGACGCAACACACAATAGTCAGCACGATGTTAAAGATTGTGTGCATGTTTAGCTTCATTCTAGTTGCCGCTGGTAAACCGAATGAAGTCTAGCGCATTTTTGATTAGAAATCCACGAGTGTTGAGTGTCTTGATGATGTCTGCAAGAAACTCTACTTTCTCTTTTTGTACATTGAGCTTGAGTAGTCGTTCGCTTAACTCTTTATCAGAATCCATGTATACTTGCAGATCATTCTTGAGTACAAACTGGAATGGCTCCCAACCAAGCTCATTCAACTCAGATTGTGAGAGTTTGCCAGTGTAGTATTCGTGCTTGAGCTTGTAGAATTGTTTGTATGTTTGCTCTTCTGCTTTAAGCTGTACTTTTTCCCGCAAGTAGATTTTGTAATACTTGCTGTGGAGTGATGGTATTTTCAGACTCTCTGAGTCAAGTTCTGTTCTGTCGATTTTGATGTCGTGTTCCCAGAGAGCTTCAATTTCTTCTAACTTCATATTACACAGTATGCATGCCAATTATTTTGAAACTCTTTGCTTTGATTGTAATCATCATATATCAAGTCTTCTGTGCGTTCAACATTATTCCAGGTGTACTTGACAGTTAGAGTTCCAAATGTGTTTGCATAATTAAAATTATCTGGGCAATTTTCTACCACTTCTGCAAAGATTGTGTTTCCTGTATATGGAAAACACACAACGACTGTATCGCCCTTTTTAAGATTCACAATCCAGTCTGGAAGGTTACTCATCATCCCGGTTTGCATTTTGTATGATCCACTCTAAAAATTGAGGATTGTCTTTCAATACTGTATGTAGTCCGTTTGCCATCTTTCTAACAACCCGCTCTTCGTCTCGTGCGCTTCTAAAGTTGATATCAAACATATACACAACGCCGTGTAGCATTTCGTGTAGTATTGTATTTACAATCTCAGTTTTCTTTTGTTTTGAGTAATAGTCGATGTGAGCATTTTCTGGCACACACATTCCAAGAGCTTTGTGCTTGATGCTCCATTTTTGTCCACGAGGAACCAATTTGAAGTTCAGATAGCCGATTTTGATTCGACGAGGAGTCTTCCGTAGTTTAGTTTTTGATGAGGAACGTGCTGTTTTTTTGTTGGTCTTCATATCTTTCTACCTTATTTGTTCTACGGTATAGTAGTCATACTTAAACGATGCAGTGCATGAAATGTACGCAACTTCAGTGTTGGTCGTATCAAACACAGCTTCACTTAAACTTACTGGATGCAAATCGACAAATGTTATTGCAACAAGACCGTTGTTTGCGCTTGAGTTGATGCTCAGAACGCCTTGTCCATACATATCACCTACAGAGCGTGGTGTTATATTAGTACGAACTTTTCCATCGAGATTTTTTGTAGTGCCCTTTACAAGAGCGCCATATTGATTCTGCCCTTCAGGAAATGCGATACCCTGCATCCACGAAAAGATCTCATACCAGTTTCGCATTCCTTCATCGAGCTTGAATTGAACAGAGAGTTCAGCAAAGCCCATGTGATCGCCCAACATAGGAATGTTTACGAGTGGTGTTCCCATGCTTGCTGTGCCTATTGATAGAGCAGGAATGTTTATCTTTTGTACAAAGAAGTTGAAATCGGTCAAGCGATCAACACGAAACTCAAAGTTGAGAGGTGACTGAAAGTTTCTGTTCTTAATGTCTGAAATTGACATAAGTGCTCGCAATAATTGTTTTTATATTACACTTATTTATGATATAGTGTTGGGTTTATGGCTTCAACAAGAAAATGAAAAATGTTGTTTCCATTTGGTTTTTGGATAAAACTGATTTTGGAGCCAAAAAAAAGGGAGCCAAAGCTCCCTTTTTTTCCAATCAGTATAACTTCTTGATTAGAGAAGGTTCTTGATTGCTATCTTACGGTAGTAGTTGTTCTTGCTGTTGTTAAGAGCAGCTTCTACGTTACCGCTTGCATCAGTTGATGCAAATGGATTGGCAACAAGCCCGTAACGGGTCTTGAATCCAATCTTTGGTTGAAAACTGTCCTGATGAACAGCTCGAACCATCTGGAGTGGTACGTATGGGCAATAGAAAAATCCAGCATCATACTGGTTTGCACCCTTGAATCCAGCAACTAAGAAGTTCTTAGTAGCATATGGATCAATGTATACTTTGAAACGTCCATTGAGAACTCCAACGAAGGTGTTTCCAGTGTCATCTACTGACAACGAATCCTTCAGAGCAGATCCACAATCGAGAAGTCCGGCAACACTCAAAGCACTTGCGGTATCGCTATCGCAAATGAGAATGTTTCCACGACCGCGTCGAGTTGCCTTAGCAATCGCATTAGCCTCTCGCTCGATCTGAACCATCAGACCCTTGTACTTCTCAACAGACCATCGTCCGTTTGAATCTACATCGAGATCGAACACACCTGCTGTAGCAGTCGAAGCTGCTCCAACCTTTGCGCTGTTGAATACAGTGCGAACTACTTCTCGGTTGATCTCAGCAAGGATCTCAGCCGAAAGAATGTTAGCAAGCTCTGTCTCAGCATCAAGACCGTGTACAGCACGAAGGTCTTGAGCAAGCTCAAGAGTGTACTCAGCCTTGAGGG